CAGTTAGGAGAGACGATATACTACAGCTTATTACTATTTATGACAAGCAGATAGTAAAGGTAAGGGGTGATAAAATCGTCTAGTATATACAAATTTTAAATAAATTTTATATCGCCCCTCTTAATTATCAAAACGCTAAAAAGATATGAATATAGTAATAGGAATTATAATTGGGATTGTTATAGGAATGCTATTTACATTTATATCTTTATTAGTTGGATTTTATTTATCTCGTAATAGTTTCTTTACAAAACAGATAGATAAAGTATATCGGGAAGTAAATGGTAAAGGTAATATCATAGGAGCTGAACCAACAAATAATGAATTAATTGATAAGTTAATTAAAGATGGTGATGTTAAAACAGAAGAAATGTAAAAAGTGTGGTGAATTAATAAGGGAAGGATTTTATCATTTTTGTGGAGAAACTGAACTTACAGCAGGAGTATTAACAGCAGAACAAGAAAGGAAAGTATTTAAGAGTGATATTCTTCAACCATATACAAAAGAGCATAAAGTTAATGGAGATTTTGTTAAAAGATATGGAAGAGATAAACATCCTAAATTTAACAACAAGATTATAGATAATATGAAAAAGAAATGAACCTAAAATTATTATTTGATAATATATTAGTAGAAGAATTAGTAGAAGAATCTAAAAGTACTCTATTTATTCCTAATTCAGCTAAAGAATCATCACAAACAGGTAAAGTGGTATCAATAGGGAGTGAAGTAGTTAATGTAAAGGTAGATGATACAATCATATTTAAAAAATATACTCCTGATAGTATAAAGATAAATAATAATAACTTTTTAATAATAAAAGAAAGCGATATTTTAATAATATTATGATAGATGGATTAAAAGCATTAAAAAGAGTCCAGACTAAAGAAGAGATAAATAATTATAGAGAAGGATATAATAGGATATTTCGTAAGAAAGATTTTAATAAAGTAATAGAAGAATACAATGGCAAAAATGGGAAGACCAACAAAGATGACTCAAGAAACTCTAATCAAATTAGAGGAAGCATTTAGTTATGGTTATACTGATGAAGAGGCTTGTTTTAAAGCAGGAATATCACCTGCCACATTATACAATTATTGTCAAGAGGATAAATACTTTTTAGAGAAAAAAGAGATACTTAAAAATAACCCTATTACAATAGCCAAGCGTAATATAGTTAAAAGTTTAATGGATGGAGATAAGAATGATAGTAAATGGTATTTAGAAAGAAAAGCTAAAGATTTTAGTACTAAATCAGAAACTATACATACAGGAGAAATACAACATAAACATTTAGAAGACCCAGAGAATAAAAAGAGAATATTAGAAATAACTGAAGAGTATGAAAAGAGATTAAGAGATGATTTAGCAAAATAGAATGGAAATAGATAAATATTCAATACACGCTTGGTTGCAAAATAATTGTATAAGAACTGAAAAAGGCATACCACTAGATTTTAAACAACATCTATTTCAATATGACATATACAGAGATTTTAGTCCTAAGCAAGTAATATATAAAGCAGCACAGATTGGTTTAACTACACTCCAGATTATAAAGACTTTATATGTAGCTAAGATGAAAGATTTAGATATTATATATACATTGCCTACTGATACAGATGTTAAGATATTTGCTGGAGGTAAAGTAAATAGAATATTAGCCCAGAATCCTATTTTACAAGAATATACTAAAGATCAGGATAGTGTAGAACAAAAGAAGATAAGTGATGCAATGATATATTATAGGGGTACATTTACAAAGAAGGCAGCTATTATGGTTACTGCTGATTTACTTGTTCACGATGAAGAAGACTTTTCAGACCAAGAAGTTATATCTGATTTTGAAAGTAGATTACAGCATAGTAAATATGGTTGGCACTGGCACTTCGGACATCCATCAACAGAAGGAGTAGGAGTTAGTAAATATTGGAATCTATCAGACCAGAAGCATTGGTTTATTACTTGTCCATTTTGTAAAAAAGAACAGTATTTAACATTTGAAGATAATATTGATCCTAAAAGAGAAATTTATATATGTAAACATTGTCAAGCTGAATTATCAGATGATGATAGAAGAAGAGGAAGATGGGTAGCTAAGTATAGTAATAGAGAATATTCAGGATATTGGATTCCATTGCTTATAGCTCCATGGATAAGTGCTAAAAGAATATTAAAGTATAAAAGAGAAAAACCTGCTGATTATTTCGCTAATAGAGTTCTAGGATTACCTTATGTTGGTAGTGGAAACAAAGTAAGTAAGAAGACTATCTTCCAGAATATAACCTCTAAGATGAATTATCAGAAAGGTAATGTAGTAATAGGAGTAGATACTGGAATATTCCTAAGATATGTAATAGGTAATGAACAAGGTATATTCAACTATGGAGAAACTAAGAAGTATAGTGATATAGAAGTATTACTTAAAAGGTTTCCTAGAAGTGTAGCAGTATTTGACCAAGGTGGAGATATTATAGGTGTCAGAGAATTAAGAGAAAAATATCCCGGTAGAGTTTACTTATGTCATTATAGACAAGATAGAAAGACAATGCAGTTAATTAAATGGGGTGAAAATGATGAGAATGGTAATGTGATAGTAGATAGAAATAGAATGATGCAGTTTGTTATTGATGAATTTAAGAGCCGTAGAATGCCAATATTTGGTTCAGAAGAAGAATGGTTAGAATATTATAATCATTGGAGTCATATTTATAGAGTACAAGAAGAAGATAATCTAGGTGTAACTAAGTATAAATGGCTTAGAAGTGGAAGAGATGATTGGGTTCACGCCACTATTTACTGGAGAACTGGTATTAGTAGATTTGGACAACACGGAGGAGGCAATATAATAGGTGGAGAAGATAAGATTGCCCATAACTCTTATGAAATAGGTATTAATAATACAGTTAAGTTTAATCCAATAGATTGGAAAATAATATAATAATATGTCTAATAATAATTTTAAAGCATTTTTCTCTTTAGGGAGTAATGTAAATAAAACAGAAGATGATTCTTTAGATGAAACTAAAGAAGGTGTTATATCTGATTTTTTACCAGAATTAAAGACTGAAATGTCTGATGAAAAACTTATTAAGTTAAAGGATGAATGGGAAAAAGCCTGGAAAGGACATTATAATAATAAGTTAAAACCTAAACAAGAAACAGCTGAAAGTTATTATCTAGGTAAAGAAGAAACTAATATTAAAGGTGTTAATTCAGAGAATGAACCTAGAGCTGATAATCTTATATTTGAAGCATTAGAAACATTTTTACCTTTAGCAACTAGACAAAACCCAGAACCATTAGTACTAAGTGATGATAGTCCAGAAGGTGTCAGCCTAGCTGATAAAGTTAAAAAGATATTGTTTTATGAATCTGATATAAACAAACTCAAGCTAAAGTTAAAACAAATGACTAGGTTTTGGGCTTTATATTATTTAGGTAGTATTAAAGTAGGATGGGATTTTGATAAGAATGATTTAACATTATCAGTGATTAGACCTCAAAAACTTATATTAGATAAAGATTCAACCATTGAGGAAGGTTTCTATACAGGTGATTTTATAGGAGAGTATATGAAAGATAAGGCTTCCACATTGATTGATAGATTTCCTAATAAAGCCAAGTTTATTAAGAGTCAGGTAAAAGATAAGCTAGGAACAGAAATACAATATATTGAATGGTGGACTGATGATACTTTATTCTGGACTCTTAAAGATGAAGTATTAGATAAAATTAGGAATCCTCATTGGAATTATGATAGAGATATAGAAAATCCAGTAATGACAGTTGATGAGTTTGGAGAGGAAGCACAAGATACAGATCTAGAGACAGGAGAACCATTAACAGATACTGAAACTATTAAAGGAGTTAATCATTTCCATATTAGACAAAAACCTTATATATTCTTATCAGTGTTTAATTTAGGATTAAGACCTTATGATACTACAAGTTTAATAGAACAAAACTTAGTTCAACAAGATATTATTAACAAAAGACAACAGCAAATTAACAATGGTGTAGATAATATGAACAATGGTGTAGTTGTATCATTAGCTAACTCTGGATTAACTGATAAACAAGCAACTGATGTAGTAAGTGCTTTTAGAAAAGGTGGAGTAGTAACTATTCCTAGTGGAGTACCAAAGAATGCTATTGACCAGGTATTAGGTAGTAATCTACCTCAAAATGTATGGCAATCGCTACAAGACGCTAGAAATGAACTTAGAGGTATATTTGGTATCCAAGGTTCATCTCCGTCAGGAACTAAACAAGAAGATACAGTTAGAGGAAAGATTATAGTTAAAGGTCAAGATGCTGATAGAATTGGTGGATTAATAACTGAATATATAGAACAATCAGCAGATTATATATATAATTGGATGACTCAACTAATATTTGTATATTATGATGAAGAACACTCTATTCCTGTATTAGGTTTAGATGGTGGTGCTGAAATGGTTAGTTTAAAGAATCAAGAGTTTGCTAATCGTAAGTTATTAGTAAGTGTTAAAGAGGGTAGCTTAATACCTAAAGACAGTTTAACTAGAAGAAATGAAGCCATTGATTTATGGAGTGGTGGAGCTATTGACCCATTAACCTTATATGAAAGACTTGAATATCCTAATCCTAAAGAATCAGTAGAAAGATTAGTTACTTGGCAAAGTAATCCTGGCGGAATATTAGGTGAACAGCCTGGTGGACAGCCAGTTCAACCTGGTGGCCAAGCTCAACAACCTCAAGTACCTAATAAACCAGTGTCAGACCAAGATTCTAAAGAGTTACTACAAAATGTTCCATTATAATAAGTTTATATAATAATTTAATAAATAATTTTGGGTGCTAAAAGTTGAACTCACCCAACAACAAAATAATGCCAGAAGAAATATTTGCGGATGTTAAACAGGAAGGAAATAGTATTGAAGACCTATCAGACAAACAGTTAGACACAATAGGAGACAATATTGAAGAATTACCTAGTTTAGACAATGAGGAGAAGGGTACTCCCACAGACTCGCAACCCGAAACAAAACCAGAGGAAGAAAAGGAAAAAAATTCGCCATCGTCTCAGGGCGAAGAAGATGAACCAGAGGGTGAAGATAAAGATAAAAAACCTGAAAGTGAATCTGCTAATACTGAAGACGTAACTAAAGACGTTCCCTTTCATTTGCATCCTCGTTTTCAGGAACTCATTGATGAAAAGAATGAATTAAAAAAAGAAATAGAGAATATTAAAAACAACATCAATGACAAAGCTGAAGAAAAGACAATCTTAGATGATATACCAGAATGGTTTGAAAACTCTTATCCTGAAGATACCGAAAAGAATTGGAAAGTATATATAGGTGAAAGAAAGAAAGAAAGAGAAGCTATTGTTCAAGAAGCTATTAAAAGTATTGAACAAAAGAAAGAATTAGATAATAAGAAATCTAAAGAACAAGACAATGCTATTGATAATGAAGTCCAACGATTAAAGGTTGATGGATATAAATTTAAAGATAATGAGTTCAAGAAGTTTATGTTAGATTATCAACCTTCAAAGATTGGTAATGATAATAAATATTATCTTGACTTTGATAAAGGTATTAAATTATTTGAAAAGGTTAATACTAAATCTGATTCAGTTGTTAAAGATGGCAAAAGTGAATTAAAGAAAAAGATAGTTTCTTCTACTATTTCAGGAAAGACAAACGGTGAGTCTAAAGATAGTCCATTAAATTTAAGTGAATTGCAAGGAAAGAGTTTTGCTGAACTTGCAAGAGAGTAATTCAGAGAATAATTAATAAATAATTAAATTTATGGCAAATAGATTAACAACTACTACTAATAATAAGCTATTACCTAAAGTTGTTGACACAATCTTGAATGGAAATGTCCTTACAAAGAAAATGTTGATGAATGGTAAGATGTGGGCTAATAGACAAATTGAGAAATCTGTTAAATATACAAAGAATGATCAAGGTGGTTCATTTTCTGGATTTGACACTTTTTCTACAAGTGCAGTTGATACTAGAATAAAACTAGCATTTGATCCTAAGTTTTATGAAATTCCGGTTACTGTTCCTTTGACTGAATTATCAACTAATCGTTCAGACCCTAATGCTATTGTTGATTTAGCAGCAGTAGAACTAGAATCTTCAGCTGAAGATATGGCTGATGATTTAGGTGATATTTTTTACAAAGATGGTACAGGAAATTCAAGCAAAGACTTTTTGGGATTAGAAGGTATTATTGATGATGGAACTAATGTAGCAACTTATGGTGGACAAGCAAGAGCAACTTATACAACTCTTAAATCAACTGTAACTGCTTCTGGTGGTGCATTAACACTTGCTAAGATGGCAACACTTTATAGTGCTGTATCTTCAGGAAGTATTAAGACTACTCTAGGTTTAACTACTGAAACAATATTTAACCTTTTTGAGAAGTTATTAAATCCACAAGAACGAATTGCAAAAGATGTTTCAGTTATGAGAAATGGTTTAGTTGGTGGAACTGGTTTTACAGGACTTTATTACAAAGGTTTCCCAATCTTAGCTGATGAAAAATGTACTTCTGGAGTATTATACTTCGTAAACGAAGACTTCTTAGAATGGAGACATTTAACAATGGCTAATACCAAGGCTATTAAAGTTGGTACAGGTAATATTGAAGGTAATGACTATCAAAACTCTAAAGATTTTGGTTTCAGTTGGGGCGGTTGGCTTACACCGATCAATCAAGCTTCAATTGTAGGTCATATTTACTTAGGTGGTGAATTATGGAGCAAGAATCCAAAACGACACGGTAAATTGACAGGTATTACTTCAAGCTAATAGATCTAATAATTAAATAACAAATAGTATGAGAAAAAAGAAAACTTCTAAGAATAAATTCCATAATGGATTATTTGTTGTTGCTGCAATTGTTGTTATTTCTTTATTCATCAATTTTGGTGCAGTTAAAGCCAATGTTAATGAAGGAGATTTATTAGACAGAATAATTTATTCTTATATACAATTAAAGTCCAGTAGTAACCCTATTATAAGTACAGTTATGGGTGCTATTGGTAATACCCCTATTGAAAATTATCTTCCGGCTATTAAATACAATGAGGGATA